AGCTTCACAGCGATATCCGGGAACGACTCCTCAAGGACTACGGGTTCCGGGAGCACGGCCGCTACCTGCAGAAGGGGCGCTGCCCGGACTGCGACAAGCGCGAGCTGTTTGTGAACGCCGAGGCGCCGTGGATGCTCAAGTGCGGCCGCGAGAACCGTTGCGGCTCGCAATTCCACGTCAAGGACATCTTCCCCGAGCTGTTCGAGAACTGGAGCGATCGCTACGGCCGGCCCGATAGCGCGGCCGCGAAGGCCGAGCCCGCCAGCCAGACGCCCGTGGCGGATGCCTACCTGCGCTATGGCCGCGGCTTCGACCTGCGGCTGATTGCGGGCTGGTACAGCCAGGAGACGTTCTACGACCCGAGGATCGAGGCGGCGAGCGCGACCGTGCGAGTGCCGCTAGCCAACGGCCACTGGGAGCGCCTCATCGACCGGCCCGAGCGCTTCGGCAAGCAGAAGGCGCGGATCAAGTCCGGTACCGAGTACGGCGGGCAGTGGTGGCAGCCGCCGTCGATGACGCTCACCGAGCACGACGAGATCTGGATCGTCGAGGGCATCTTTGACGCGATCGCGCTGCTGCACGTCGGCCTCGCCGCGGTCTCCGCGATCTCGTGCAACAACTACCCGGGCGACGCGCTCGCCGGCCTGGCCGAGCAGTGCCGGGCCTCGGACAAGGCGCGCCCGACGCTGGTCTGGGCGCTCGACAGCGACAAGGCCGGCCGGACCTACACGATCAAGCACGCACGCCGCGCCCGTGCCGAGGGCTGGGAGTGCCGGGCGGCGCAGGTGCCCGAGGTCCGCGGCGGCAAGCGCGACTGGAACGATGCGCTGCAGCGCGGCGAGCTCACCGACGAGGACCTCGAGGAGTACCGCTACCACGGCGCGCTGCTGATCGCGCAGAACGCGGCCGAGAAGGCGCTGCTGATGTACCAGCGGCGCGAGCGCCGCGAGTTCCCGTTCGAGTTCAGCCGGCGGGCCTTCTGGTTCAAGCTCGACATGGACAAATATGAGCGCGCCGTGAAGGAGATCGACGCGGACGACGGCGAGCAGCTCTCGCCCGAGCAGCGCGAGCAGGCGCTGCGCCAGGCGGGCGTGGTCACGGAGATCGCCTCCTGCTGGCCGCGGGCGCTGTACTACCAGGCCAACGCGATCACAGACGAGGCCTGGTACTACTACCGGGTCGACTTCCCGCACGACGGCCAACCGGTTCAGGACACCTTCACCTCCGGACAGCTCACGAGCGCGGCCGAGTTCAAGAAGCGGCTGATGCACATCGCCCCGGGCGCGCTGTGGGAAGGCACCACACAGCAGCTCGACCGGATGATGCGCGAGCAGACGTTCAACATCCGCCGCGTCGACACCATCGACTTCATCGGCTACTCGCGGGAGCACGGCACGTGGATCTTCGGCGACCTCGCCGTGCAGGGCGGCGAGGTCCACCGGATCAACGACGACGAGTTCTTTGAGCTGCGCCGAGGGCTCAGCCTCAAGACGCTCTCACAGTCGGTCCCGCTGGCGATCAACGACGACCGCGACGCCTACCGCAGCGACTGGGCCAACCTGGTCTGGAAGGCCTTCGGCGCGCAGGGCGTGCTGGCGATCGCGTTCTGGCTCGGCTCGTTGTTCGCCGAGCAGATCCGCGCCGAGCAGAAGTCCTTCCCCTTCCTCGAGATCGTCGGCGAGCCGGGATCCGGCAAGTCCACGCTGATCGAGTTCCTCTGGAAGCTCGTCGGCCGGCGTGACTACGAGGGTTTCGACCCGAGCAAGGCGACCCAGGCGGCGCGGGCGCGCAACTTCGCCCAAGTCTCCGGGCTGCCGGTCGTGCTCATCGAGTCCGACCGTGACCAGTCCGAGAACGCGAAGGGCCGGCAGTTCGACTGGGACGAGCTGAAGACCGCGTACAACGGCCGCAGCGTCCGCGCACGCGGTCACAAGAACACGGGCAACGACACCTACGAGCCGCCCTTCCGCGGCGCCGTGGTGATCTCCCAGAACGCCGCGGTCAACGCCTCGGACGCGATCCTGCAGCGCATCGTCCACCTCGAGTTCACGCGCGAGACCCACACCCCCGAGACCAAGGAACTCTCCGAGCGACTGGAACGGATCCCGGTCGAGGACGTCAGCGGCTTCGCGCTCGCGGCCACCACGCGCGAACGCAAGCTGCTGGACCTCGTCGCGGAGAAGACGCCCGTCTACGAGGACGGCATCGCCTCCCTGCCCGAGATCCGCATGCACCGCATCGCGAAGAACCACGGCCAGCTCATGGCCCTGGTCGAGTGCCTCGGCCCGAACGGGCTCGGGCTGCTGCCGTCTAGCGCCGTCGGCGAAGCCATGACGCTGCTCGAGGACATGGCCCGCGAGCGCCAGCAGGCGATCAACGCGGACCACCCGATCGTCCAGGAGTTCTGGGAGGCGTTCGACCACGTCGAAAACGCCGCCGGGTTCCCCGTGCTGAACCACTACCGGCCGGACCACAAAGAGATCGCGATCAACCTCAAGCACTTCGAGCAGGTGACCGCCGAGAAGAAGCTGCGCGTCCCGACGACCACCGAGCTCAAACGCCACCTCAAGGCCAGCAAGGTCCGCAAGTTCGTCGAATCCAACCGTGCCGTGCGCTCCACGATCCACGACGGGCGGACCGTCAAATGCTGGGTATTCGAGCGGGAGTCCTGACCATGAGCCAACGCACCTACAGCCTGTCGGAAACCGCGGCCAAGCTGGATATCGGCCGCAACACCATGACCCGCCACCTGCGCGAACTCGGCGCGCTCGATCGCCAGAACCTGCCGGCCGGGCGCTACCGCGAAGACCCGCGCCTCGTCGTGCGCAAACGCCGCTACACCCACCCGGTGACCGGCCTGACCGAGTACGGACGCACCGAGGTGACCGAAGACGGCGTCCGGTTCATCTCGCAGATCCTCAGTACGCACTGGGAGCACGGTGCCGCGCCGGCGAACCCCCTGCCCCCGACACCGAAGCCCGGCGTGCCCGAGGGCACCCTGCATGACGCCGGCGAGCTGACCGTCGTCACCCCCGACGGCGAGCGCGCCCACCACCGGGCAGCGATGGTCGTCGTGTTCGATTCGCCGGCGAGCCTGCAGCACGCGATCGACGCGCAGTGGTGCGGCTACGAAGCGCGCCGCGACATCCCCGAAGAGCAGCTCCACCCCGATCTGCTCGCCAAGCAGTCCTGACCACGATCCACGGAGAGAGCCCGATGGAAGAGCACACGACAGCCGGAGCCCCGACGCCCCACGACATCCACGAACTGATCGCCGCGCAGCGGCAGCAGCAGGCCGACAAGGAAGCCGGGGGCATCCCCGCGCTCCGGCGCCTGGTCGAGGTCGCACAGAAGAACAGCGGCCAGTCCCGGCACATTCGGCGCTTCCTGCTCGGGCTCTACAACGCCCACGCCTGGCCGTTCGAGCTCAACCGCCTGCGCAACCTCGACGCCAGCCTGCAGGCGGACGCCCTCGCGGTCCTGCAGATGGACATGACCGCGCGCCGCGAAGTCCACCTCTACATCGAGGACGGCGATGGCCTGTGGCGCGAGTGGTGGTACCGCGAGGAGGCGTTCGATGCCGACAACGAGACGGAGGGATGAGCATGTCCGAAGACGCTTTCGATCAATGGGCGATCGTCGAACTCATGGGCGCCAGCGGATGGCCGGCCGGGTCACCGAGCAACGGATCGGCGGCACTTCGTTCGTCCGCGTGGACGCTCCGGCCGTCGCTGACCGCCCCGCATTCACGAAGATCCTGGGCGCATCCGCGATCTACGCGATCAACCCGGTGACCGAGGAAACCGCCCGGGCAGCCGCCCAAGCGTTCCGCCATGTCCCGATCAGCGAATTCGAGATCCCTGCGTTGCGGCAGGGCGCGCTGAGCCTGGAGGAAGGCGACCCAGAGGCCCCGGACGACGAACGGCCGTTCTGAACGGTCACTGACAACGAGAACAAGGAGAACCCCATGGCCGACGACGCCGATATCGCCAGCGATTACGCCCACCGCCTGAACGAAGAACAGCTCGAGGCACGCGTGCGCTTCGAGGGCGAGAGCGAAACGCACTGCATCGACTGCGACGAAGAGATCCCGCAGCTACGCTGCGAGAGCCTGCCGGGCGTCCAGCGTTGCGTCGACTGCCAGTCCATCGCGGAGCGCACCTGATGCACACACTGCAGCCCGACGACGAAGGCCGGGTGAACATCACCCGGCTCGCACCGGCGGACAAGCGCGCGGCCTGGGCAGCGATCCAGCGCAACCGCCCCGACATCGCCGAAACCATCCAGCAAGAAAACTTCCAGGCACTCCGAGAGGCCTTCGACGCAGAGGTCTGCGTCGACGCCGACGCGGTGTCCGACTTCAAGAACGAGGGAGAGCAAGGTGTCACACGCTGACTTGATCGAACCGCTCGGCGCCGGCGAGCCGACAGCCGAGGAATTCCTGACGCACGCCCGCGACGAGATGCGCGAACGCGCCAGCTCGCGCGACAGCGAAGGCGGCGAACGCTCCATGGGCCGCTGCATCGCCGCATTCAACGCGCTGTACGGCAAGGCCATCGAAGAACGCGTCGACGCGGGCAAACCGCCGCTGAGCGAAACCATGGGCTGGGAGTTCATGAGCGTGCTCAAGAAAGCCCGCGGCGCAAGCGGCGCCTACCGCGCCGACGACTACACCGACGACGTCGCCTACGCGGCCCTCGCGGCCGAGTGCGCGGGGAACGGGGGTGACCGATGAACCGTTACCGCGTCGTTTATGCCGCGACCTACGTCGGCGAAATCGTCGTCGAGGCGGAGAGCGTTGAGGAAGCACAAGTCAGCGCGCTCGAGGAGATCGACCCAAAGCACGAAACGCTCACCTACACGGGCGAGCGCCTTGAGTTCACCGACGGGCAAGTGACCCGCGTAGATCCGGAGAGAGACCAATGAGCACTGTGCGCCGCTACTTCGAAGTCATCGGCGAAGCCGTCGACCAATGCGAGGCGATCTGGTCGGAACGCATCACCGAGATACAGAGGGTTCAAGCGGTCGCCGAAGAACACGGCTTCACGCACTGCGCCTGGTACGACCATCCGATGACGGGGTGCGAGCTGGCCGGGTTCTCGCGTGAGGACGGCGAGCCCGACCGGGAGTACTGGATAAAGGTAGGCAATGCATCGAGCGGCGAAGCCGTCTGGAAGCCGAAGCGCTCGAGCAAATGGGGCAAGAAGATCTTCGACCAGCTGGACAAGATCCAGCCGCCGAGTTCGAAGAAGCTCTGCGAGCTGTTCGGGCTGCAGAACTGGGAAGTCCAGGGCGCCAGCCAACGCGGCATGACCATCGCGGTCGCGACGGCCCAGAAGTTCGGAGACCGATTCGTCGTATCCGTCCCCGAGAAGGACGACGCGAAAGCGAAGATCTTCGAGGGCCACCCATGTCTCCGCGAGCTCACGCTCGGCGAATGGCGCGAAGTTCAGCGCGCCGCCGAGGAAGGCTCGCGCGCCGAGACCTCCGCGTAGAGGAGCCGCCGATGCACCCATGCCTGCACACCACGAACAAGCAGCTCCGCGTCGGGAACCAGCGGATCCAGACCCACCGGGCCGAGGACGGTACCGACGGTGGCCCCGTCGACGTCCCGATCATCGCGACCGAGTCGACCGATGGCGTCGACGGCCCCAAAACGGTGATCGCCAAGTTCTGCCCCTTCTGCGGGCAGCGCCTGCGCGGCGATCGGGCAGGAGGTACCGACGAATGAGAGAGCACACGCACCGAATGGCGCAACGCCTCAACCGCGCGGCCGACCGCCTCAGCGACCGCCCAATGCCGGCGGAGCTGGACAAGATCCGTGGACAGATCCGGCAGCTGTGGATCGCGATCGACGTCGACTACGTGCAGGAAACGCTCGAGGCGAAACAAGCCGAAGAAACCGGCGGAGGCGCCGACACCAGCGCCTCCGCCACCTGATCCGATTGGGAGAGAGCCCATGTACCCGGAAACCGCACAGCGGACGCACGCCACATATCGCGACGGCCTGTCCTCATGGATCGCGAAAGCCGTCTCCACCGGCAGCGAACCGCGCACCCTCGGAACCACCTACGTCCGCGCACGCGACGAAGAACACGCCGCCGACCTCGGCCGCGACGCCCTGAGCCTGCGCTCGACCCTACGCGGCCGCCGCGACTGGACCGTCGTCGCCCGTCCCGCGGATCCCGAAGAGGATCTCGGGATGGTTCGGCTCACGGGGGCCTCAACGTCATGAGCGCCGTGAGCTGTGAGGTTTGCGGCAAGGCCACGCCGTCACCCTGGCCGGTCGCGGTCAACGGCGTCGCCGGCGACGTGCGCGAGCTTTGCGATGGCTGCGCTGCTGTCAGCAGCCGCGGAGGTGTTTCACGTGCTCGAGCACGAGGAGGAATAACGCGATGGCCGTAGAAGCCTATCCCCTGCAGTGGCCCGAGGGTGTCGATCGGACGCACCCGAGCAAGCGCGAGCTCGCTCGCTTCTCGAAGAAGACAGGCGAGCGCATCGCCACCCAGAGACGCCTGACCGTGGCCGATGCGCTGCAGCGCCTGCACGACGAGATCGGGCCGAAGAAGCTACCGGCCAAGCATCTGGTCGTTTCGTCGAACGTCCCAACCCGGCAAGACGGCCTGCCGTACTCGAACGCGCGCGAGCCCGACGATCCCGGCGTCGCCGTCTACTTCCAGCTCGCCGGCGAACCGCACTGCCTCCCGTGCGACACCTTCACCCGCGTCGCCGACAACATCGCAGCGATCGCCCGATCACCGAGATCGAGCCGATGGAATGGCTGGAGATCCTGCGCAAGCTGGAACGCGCCGGCAAGCACGAGGCCAAGCGCCAGGTGCGCTCGATCGCCGGCGACATCTACCGGCTGGCCATCGTCACCGGCCGCGCGACCACGAACCCGCTGAGCGAGATCGGGGTCGCCCTGCTCCCGTCGAAGCAGAAGCACCATCCCCACATCTCGGGAGATGAGCTGCCGGATCTGCTCAAGGCGATCTCCGCGTACGAGGGCAGCCAGCTCGTGCGCGCCGGGCTCCAGCTGCTGATGCTCACGGCGGCGCGCCCGGGCGAGCTGCGTGCCGCGGCCTGGGAGGAGATCGACCTCGAGGAGGGGATCTGGCGCGTGCCGCCGGAGCGGATGAAGACGGGGCGCCCGCACCGCGTGCCCTGCCTCGCCAGGCCGTGGCCATCCTGAACGAGATCCGCCCGCTCGCCGGCCCCGGGCCGCTGGTATTCCCCGGCCGCAACGACCGGACCAAACCGCTCTCCGACGCCGCCTTCACGCGGGCCCTGAACCGCATGGGCTACCACGGCCGCCACGCGCCGCACGGGACGCGCCACCTGGTGGCCACCGATCTGAAGGAGCTGCGCTACCCCGGCGAGTGGATCGAGGCGCAGCTGTCGCACAAGCTCCCGGGGATCGGCGGCGTCTACACGCACGCCGAGCACATGGCGCCCGGCCAGCGCCCGGCAATGATGCAGCACTGGGCCGATCACCTGGATTCCCTCGAGGCCGACAACGTCGTCCAGCTCCCGACCGCGGCTCAGAACCCGTAACCCTGCCGGCGGCCGCCGGCGCACTCATCCTCTGCAACCGACGCGAAAACGAATCGCGCGTCGGCGTGCGTGTGCGTCGCGCGTTGGGGGCGGCGCTAGAATTGGTGGGGGGTTGGGAAAAAGGTAACAAAGGTAACGGAGCCGCAGAATCGACTCTAACCGCCTGTTTTTCCGGGAAATTGCCGAGATCGCAAAAGGTAACAAAAAGGTAACGGAAAGGTAACAACGTTACTTCTTATAAAGGTAACACCCTCCTTTCTCTATACCCTTGCAATTCAACAACTTGCGATCCTGTTACCTTTTGCGTTACCTCTTGTTACCTTTTCGAGGTAACAGCTATACCCCCAAGATTCAGGGACTTAGAAGCGCAAAATGGGGGCTGTTACCTTTGTTACCTTTTTCCGACGCCCCCCCTGTGCTTCAGGCCGGCCTGGGCGGCCCCGCGCTGCGGCCAGTTCGTGCAGATATCGCCGGAATCCGCATGTGTGGCAGGCACTTATGAGATCGCCGCGAACCCCGTAGCTGCCGCCTCAGCGGCCCAACCGCGTGCGCGCACAAAAACTGACCGCTCTAGATCGCGGGCGGGGCGGGGTGTCGAACGCGCGCGCCGGGCCCCTGGTGGGGGTGGTGGGGCTGGTTCCGGGGGCTGGACACGAAAAAGCCGCCCGAAGGCGGCTTGGTGAGACTGCGGAGCTGCGCGCCTGGTCAGCGCGCGGGGTCGAGGGCTGGGGCGCTGGATTCCTCGAGGACGTAGGGGCGGAAGCGGACCACCTCCTCGCCGAGGATGTCGTTGATCTCGCGGAAGACCTCCTGGAGCGGCTGGAGCTCGTTGGCGACGAACACCCGGGCGGCCTTCTCGACGTCACCGAACCCGGCGCTGTTCTGCGGGATGATTCCCATCAGCTGCGGCGGCACGCGGTGGCCGGCGAGCTGGTCGTCGCGCGTGACGTTCTTCACGTTCCAGAACTCGTCCTTGGCGGCCACCTCGCTGATGGGGATCAGCTGCACGCCGTCCTTCTTCCCGTTGGGCGCGTAGAGGAAGAGGTTGCGGAAGTTGCCCGGGCCCTTGCTCTCCTTGAGCGCCTTGCGCATCTCGTCGATGTCCTCCTGCTTCTGGGCGGCGTCGTTCATGTAGAGGATGAACCCGGCGTGGCTCCCGTTCAGGTAGTACTTGCGCCGGAACAGCGTCGCGCTCTCGTTCAGCCAGGCGCTCTGCAGGCTGCCGAGGTAGTCGGGCACGCCGTACACCTCCTGGTCGATGTCCGGCTCCATCAGGTGGATCAGCCGGCCGCGCGGGAACTTCTGGGGATCGAACCAGTTCGGCACCCACCAGTAGCGGTCCAGATCCGCGTGGCGGCGCACGTACTTGGCGCGCGCCGATCGCAGCCCGAGGAAGCGGCCGAGCCGGCCGTAGATCTTCTCGAGGTACGCGTTGCCGAAGACGAGGTAGTCCAGCGCCGCCGAGGCGAAGTCGCGGCGGCTCAGCAACGGGTGCGGCTGGAAGGTCTTCACCAGGATGTTCCGCTTCACCTGCAGCGCGGATCCGTGGTGCGCGGTCGCCCGGTAGGATTTCGCCAGTGCCGGCAGGTCGACGGGCGGTTCGTACCATTCGTAGGGCGACTGCCAGATCCCGGCGTAGAGGAAGTCGTAGCGATCGAGCACCGGCGTCGGGTCGCCGAAGCTGAATGCCTCCATGTTGGCCGTGCCGCTCTCCGGGGCCGGATCGGTGGCCGGGCTGTCTTCGCTCATTCGTACATCTCCATCAAGGACTGTTCGGCGCCGGAGGCCGGGCCGTCGAGGGGTTCGTTGTAAAGCGCGTGCATCGCGGCCCACGCGAGATCGGCGTGGCCGGTGGTGTTGTTCCGGCCGGACCGGTACGTCAGCTGGCCGCCGGCATCGGTCAGCGATCGGCGGATCGCCATGAACGACTGCGCAAGATCGGTCCAGCCGGAGTCGAATTCGAGGCGCCCGCGGTCGATCACGTTCTGGGCCTTCATCACCAACCGGGCCTTGCTGTCCGGCGTGTACCGGAAGCGCACCACCGTCGGGAAGAACTTCTCGACGAGCTCGGCGACCAGGTCGCCGATGCCGGTGGTGTCGATGCCGATGTAGGTCACGTTGTAGCGCTGGGTGACCTTGCGGACCTCTTCGGCCTGCTCTTGGTAGTCCAGGCCGCGCAGGCGTTTGCGCTCGACGGCTCGGTGCTTGCCCTGGCGGTTGCGGGCCGCGGCGATCACGACCAGGCCGGCGCCGTCGCCGTCCTCGCTATCGCCGGACGGGTCGTAGCCGACCCAGACCTCTTCGTCGGCGATCGGCCGTTGGGCGAAGGGCTTGAAGTCGCGCCAGACTTCCCAGCTGTCGACCATGCAGGCCTGCAGCGAGGCGAGCGGGAACACCGACAGGCTGTCGTCCACGAAGTGGCAGAGCAGCAGGTTGTTGTATTCCTCCAGGCTGTACTCGAGCTCGAGCTGCTCAAGGTCGAAGAGATCACAGCCGCCGGCGATCGCATCCTCGACGGTGACGATCTGCCGCCACTGGCCGTCGGCGCAGGCCGCTCCGTTCTTCAGCGCCTCGTGACTGGTGTCGATCTCGACGCGCTCGGCCTTCGGCCGGCGCTTGTTGTAGAGCTCGCCGGTCCAGAACGGGTAGCCCTCGTGGCCGACCGAACTCGGCGTGCTGAAGTAGGTCTGGGTCCACTGCTTGTGCATCGCCATGCCCGAGGCGACCTTGCGGAACTCCTGGAAGCGCTGGATCCAGAAGTACTCGTCCATGTAGATATCGCCGTGGTAGCTCTGGGCCGTCCGGGCGTTCGTGCCAAGGAAGTAGAGGCAGGCCCCGTTGGCTAGCACCAGCGGATCGCCCTTCAGCTCGACCCCGGTCACCTCGAACACGAACTGGACGATGTACTGGCGGAAGACATGGGCCTGCGCCTTCGAGGCCGACATGAATATCTTGTTCTTCCCCGTCTGCAGCGCGTCGGTAACTGCCTCGCGGGCGAAGTACCAGGTCGCGCCGATCTGTCGGCTCTTGAGGAGGTTTCGGATCCGGTGGTCCTGCCCCGCCTGATACCAGGTGCGCTGGTAAGCGAACAGCGCATCCTCGAACGCATCCCGGACCGCCTGCGCGCCCTCGTCGCCGACGTCGTTTTTCGCTTTCTTGCGCTTCGGCTTCGCGGCGTCCTTGCGATCGCGCTTGGGGTTCAGGTCTGACTCGGCGCCGGTTTCCTGGTAACGGTGCACGCGTGCCAGACGCTCGATCTGCCGCCCGAGCAGGTCGATCTCCTTGAAGTCGCGCCCCTCCTTCAGATCCTTGTTGATCAGCTGAACCATGCGCGCCTCGAGGCTTCCCTCGACGCGCTCGGTCGGCGTGGCCGCGTCCCAGCCGTCGCGCCGCTTCCACGAATGCACCGTCGCAGGCTTCTCGTTAAGCAGCTCCGCGATGCGCGCGATGCGCCACCCCTGCCAGTAGAGGTTGCGCGCATGCGTGCGTGGAGACTCGATCGTGTCCGGGAGAGAACTCATGCAGGCAGCGTACCCGTGCGCCTCGCGGCGCCCCTGCAGCTTGGAGCGGTAAGCGCAGCGCCTTACCCTCCGCGCGCGTTGTCGCCGCGAGCGTCAGCGTCGAACCTGATCACGACACAGAAATCAGGCATTTGCCCGAGGATTGACGGCCATGGCGAAGAAGTTCCGCGTAGCGACCGAAGGGGCGACCACTGACGGTCGCAAGCTTGCTCGGGAAAGCCTCGAGCAGATGGCGAAGAACTACGACCCGAAGCGCTACGGCGCCCGGGTCTGGCTCGAGCACATGCGCGGCATGTTCCCCGATGGCCCCTTCGCGGCGCTCGGCGACGTGCTCTCGCTGTCGACCGGCGAGATCAAGGACGGCACGGACTCCGGCAAGGTCGGTCTCTACGCCGAGATCGAGCCGACCGAGAAGCTCAAGGAGATCAACCAGCAGCGCCAGAAGGTCTACTCGAGCATCGAGGTGGACCCCGAGTTCGCGGACACCGGCGAACCCTACATGGTCGGCATGGCCGTGACGGACTCGCCGGCGAGCCTCGGTACCGAGATGCTCCAGTTCTCCGTGCAGCAGGGCGAGAACAGCCCGCTCGCGGGGCGCAAGCAGAGCGCGCACAACGTGTTCACCGCAGCCGCCGAGGTCGACTTCGACTTCTCTGAGGAGGAGCAGCCGGGCGGCGACAAACCGAAGCTGCTCGACAACGTGAAGGCCATGTTCAAGCGGCACCGCCAGACGGGCGACGCCCAGATGCAGGCCTTCCGCGACGACGTCGAATCGACCCTCGAACTGTTCGTGAAGGAAGCCGGTGAGCTGCGAGCCGAACTCGACAAGCGTCCGACCGCGGAGCGGTTCGACCAGCTCAAGGCCGACCACGACAAGCTGCAGAAGGATTTCTCCGGGCTGCACAGCCAGCTCGACCTGACCCCGGACACGCCGGGCCGCGAAACGGCGACCGGCCAGGACGGCGCAGTCGAGACCGACTGCTGATTCGCAGCCCTGCACCGACCGCACCGATAGAGACTTGACTCAAAGAGGCCAGCGTCATGCGTAACGACACCCGCATCGAGTTCGAGCGATTCACCCAGCGCGTGGCGCAGCTCAACGGCGTCTCGGATGCAACGAAGACATTCGCCGTCGAGCCGAGCGTCCAGCAGACGCTGGAACAGAAGATCCAGGAGTCGAGTTCCTTCCTCGGCCGGGTCAACGTCATCGGCGTGGACGAGCTCAAGGGGCAGAAGCTCAAGCTCGGCACCTCCGGCCCGATCGCCGGGCGGACCGACGTCTCGGCGAACGACCGCCAGACCCGGGACCTGTCGGACCTGACCGGAGAGGACTACGAGTGCCGCTTCACCGAGTTCGACACGCACATCCCGTACGCCACGCTCGACGCCTGGGCGAAGTTCCGCAACTTCCAGACGATGCTGCGCAACGCCATCGTCCGCCAGCAGGCGCTCGACCGGATCATGATCGGGCTCAACGGCACCTCGGCTGCCACGGCGACTGACCGCGTCGCCAACCCGCTGCTCGAGGACGTCAACATCGGCTGGCTGCAGGCCTACCGGAACAACGCCCCCGCCCGGGTGATGACCGAGGGTGCGAACACCGGCGTGATCCAGGTCGGCGCCGACGGCGACTACGCCAACCTCGACGCCCTGGTCTACGACGCCGTCAACGAGCTGATTGAGCCTTGGCACCGCGAGTCGACCGACCTGGTCGCCATCTGCGGCCGGAAGCTGCTCGCCGACAAGTACTTCCCGCTGGTCGACCAGGACCACAAGCCGACCGAGCACCGCGCGCTGGACATGATCATCAGCCAGAAGCGCATGGGCGGCCAGCAGGCGGTCCAGGTGCCCTTCGTGCCCGATGGCGCGATCCTGGTTACCACGCTCGACAACCTCTCCCTCTACTTTCAGCGCGAGGGGCGCCGCCGGCACGTCGAGGAGAGCCCGAAGCGCAACCGGATCGAGAACTACGAGTCCTCGAACGACGCGTACGTGGTCGAGGATTACGGCGCCGGTTGCCTGGTCGAGAACATCTCGATCGGCGACTTCAGCGTATAACCGGAGCAGCGATCGATGACGAGTCCAGCCCGCCGCCACTTTCAGCGTGTCACGGCCGCCCGCGAGGCGGCCGGGGCCGGTTCCGAGCCCATGACCGGCGATACCTACCAGCTGATGCAGGCATCGCTGATGGAAGACCGGCGGCGGCTCAAGGACATCCAGAGCATCGAGCGCAAGATCGAGGTCAAGCGCGAGCTGTTGCCGAAGTACGACGACTACGTCGCCGGCGTGCTCGAGTCCGGCCAGGGCGCGCAGGACGATGTCCTGATGACCTGCATGGTCTGGGCGTTCGACGTCGGCGCCCTGCCCGCGGGTCTCGACGTCGCCGAGTACGCGCTCGCGCACGACCTGACGCCCCCTGACCACTACGAGCGCGGCACGGCCGCCATCGTTGCGGAGGAAGTCGCCACGGAGGCGCTGCGCCAGCTCGGCGGCGAGGACGCCGACGCCGAATCGCTGGTCCCGCTGCTCGAGCGGGCGCGTGACCTGACCGAAGGCGCGGACATGCACGACCAGATCCGCGCCAAGCTGCACAAGGCCTCCGGCTACGCCCTCTGGGGCGCCGGCCGCGGCGAGGATGCGCTCGAGCACCTGCAGCGGGCGCTCGCACTGGACGAGAAGGTCGGCGTGAAGAAGGACATCGAGAAGCTCACGCGAGACCTCAAGAACGCGGGCGGTCAGTCCGAGGGCTGACCCGCCACACCGAGTCGGCCACCCCGACGTCGGGCGGCGCGGCGCACCACACGTTTTCGCTCTCTCCCCGTGTGATGCGCCGCCCACCGCCCTCTTACGGGAGGCTTTGGGGGAAGGATGAGCTTCGTCGTCGCCGGAAATAGCAACGCCGAGGCGGGGGAGGCCATCGAGAACAACGGCTTCTGGCCGGGCGTCGACCCCGCCGATTTCCGCGCCACCACGCGCGTGGACACCACCATCACCGAAGAGCGCGTCGCCGGCGCCCTGCGCGCCGCGATGATCGACACCAACGATCGCCTGCGCGACTGGCAGGCCGACCAGGTCGCCGCCGGGCACGCCTCAGCGGGCGATGTGCCCGAGCCGAGCCACCGGCCCGCCGGATCGATCACCGCCCTGTATCTCCGCGCCGTCTACGCGCTGGCGAAGGCGAACCTGGTCGAGCGGTACCGCGACTACGACAGCGCCGGCAGTGAGAGCGAACGCGTCGAGGACCTGACCCCGACGATCGACGACTACCGCCGCGACGCCGCCTGGGCTATCTCCGACCTGATCGGGCGCAATCGCTCGACGGTCGAACTGATCTGATGCCCGAGCGGGTCGTGCACGCGCAGCAGGGCGACACGGTCGACCTGATCTGCAGCCGGCACTACGGCCAGACGGCCGAGATCACCGAGCGCGTCTACCGCGCCAACCCGGGGCTGTGCGAGCTGGGGCCGATCCTGCCGATCGGCACCGCCGTCCGGCTGCCCGATGTCGAGCCGCAACCGCAGCGCGCCAGCGTGCAGCTCTGGGAGTAACGGATGAGCGAAGAGGACAGCGTGACGGTGCGTGAACCTACCGTTGCCGAAATTGCCCATCGACAGGAACGAATGGAGCGCGAGCAGCGGGACCAGTGGCAGCAGATCCACGCGACCCGCGATCGCGTGGCGGCGGCCGAAGCCGGAATGGAACGGCTCTGGGGCGAGCTGCATGCGTTCCGGACCGAGTCGCGCGAAGACGCGAGACAGGTCACCGAAGCGATCGGCAACCTCGGGCAGAGCCTGTCGAATAAGGCGGACGCAGAAACGGACAACTGGCGGCGCCGAGTCGATGAGGCGCTGATGACGCGAGAGGGCAGCCGCCGTCTGGCGCGATGGCTCCTCGGGCTCGGTATCCCCGCGATCGCGGCCATTGCGACCACTGCCTACTACCTCGGCGAGATCCTGTGATGGAAGTGATCCAACGCCACCTGTCGGATGGATTCAACGACTACGAGATCAAGCCGGAGGGCCTGCTGGTCCACTACGTCTCGGCCCGCTACACGATGCCCGACGACCCGTACAACGTCGACGAGATCATCCGGATCCTCGCCGAGTACGGGCTCGGCTATCACGACCTGCTCCCACGCGAAGGCGGCGTGATCGAGCTGGTGCCGGCACCGCTGCGCGCCTGGCACGCCGGCGAGTCCGTGTGGAAGGGCCGCACCGACTGCAATTCCTGGATGCTGGGTGTAGCGCTGATCGGAATGCACGGCGAGCCGTTCACCGATCGCCAGTACGACGACCTCGCGCAACGCACCGCCCGCCACGTAGCACGGTTCCCGATCCGGCGCGAGAACGTGGCAGGGCACGAGGACGTCGCACCCGACCGCAAGAAAGACCCCGGCCCGTCATTCGACTGGGACCGGTACGAGTCGTCGATCGCCGGACTGTGGAGACCGTGATGCTGACCGATCCGATCTGGTGGGTCCTGGTGGCGCTGGGCATCGCCGCCAACTTCGTGCTCGCACTCAAAGAGGCCAAGGAAGCCGCCGGCGTGTTCGTGGGCCCACTCGCCTACATCCGAGGGCAGCCTTACGCCGTGATTCTGGGTCTGCTGGGCGGGATCGGCGCCGGTTTCTGGATGGCCTCCGACGTGGAGGCGGCAAAATGGGGCCTCGCCGCGGGCCTTGCTGGTACCGGCTTCTTCGAGCGCATCGCGAAGAAGAAGGCACCGTAGATGCAGCGCAAAATCCTCATCCTCGTGGCCTTCTTCCTGACCGTCGGCGCCGCGTTCTGGGGCGGCAAGCTCTGGGGTTGGAGCGCCGCCGAGGCCGAAATGGCCGAAGCGCGCGAGGAAGCGATCCGGGATGCCGTCGCCCAGGACCGCCGGGAACGCGCCCGCGCCGACTTCAATGCGCAGGAGCGCGAGCGCAAGCGGCTGCAGGAACTGCGATCGCGCGTGGCGGACCTGCAGGCAAAGAACCGACGTGCGCGCGAGTGGCAATCGAGCCAGGCCGCCCAGCGCGAGTGCTTCCCGCCGGATGCGCT